GAGGTATTTTTTATTTTAGCGTTTAACTTGTCAAGGTTTGCCTCCTCCTCGAGCTTTTTAAGCGCCTGGAAAATAGGCAGGCTTTCTACGGTTCTTAGTGGGCCGGGGTCTACTGTTACTTTTACTTTTAGGTCGTTTATACTATCCTGTATCTTGTCAGCAATTGTGCGAAATCTAACAGGTAATAACTTTTCTAGCTCCTCCGTTGATTTAAGTATGTTTTTTACCAGTGCGCTGTCGGCTGTTAGGCCCACTGCAAAAAGTCGGTTAATTGCTGAGATTGACGCGCTTATTTTTTCACTTGAAAGGTTTTCACCGAAAAGGCTTTCGCGCTGGGACAAAATGCCCAGTTGTTTTTGCAGATCCTTAAATATACTTTCCGCCGTTTCTTTTGTGTCGACCTTTGGTTTTTCTGCTTTGAGCTGGGGGACTTTTACGCCTGCCTGCAGTTCACCAATGTCCGCCAAAAGCTTTGCCTGGTCTGTGTAAAGTTCGTTAAGTTCGGCTATGCGTTTTCCAGAAATAGGGTCTAGCGCATCCTTAATGCCCGCCTGTCTTTTCTTTTCAACTTTGTCAAGTATGTCAAATAACTTTTTTGCGCCGGTCGAAAGCGTCACGCCCTCTTTATTAAGTATGTCCAGCGTTATTTTTTCTAATTGCTGCTGCTTAATTTTAACCGCAATAACGGTTCGGAGGTTTGCAATGTAATCGGTGTAAGCCTCAGACAAACCTAAAACGGCATTTCCCTCTAGTTTAAGGTTTGCGAAGTTTTCAGGCGCCACCCGGTTAAGCTCTTTTATAGCTGCTAATTTCCTTTCGCGGCTTGCCGTGTCGCTGTTCAATACCGCGATAAGACTATGCACCTGGGTTGCTTCTTTTGCGGCGTCGTCGAAAGCACCTTTAACCGCGCTGCGATACGCGTCAAGTGCTTCTTTTGCGTCGTCTATTTTTTGTGTAGAGCCGAATATCTTATCGCCAAATACAACAAGTAAAGAGGACGCAACCGAAAGCGCAATGCCTATGCCGCCGGGGCCGAGTAACGACGCCCCCAGCGCTTTAAATGCCGCGCCGGTTGTGCCCGTAGTAGCTTTAAGCCGCTGGAAAGACTCCAGTAATGGGTTTAAGTTATTGGCAATACCGAGAAAGCCGAACGGGGCGTCCTGTGCTACCCGGCCCAGGTTTGTAAGTGCGCTGCTCGCCTGGTTACTGCTTTTTACAGTTTTGTCGAAAGCGCTGTCCGTCTTTTGTGCCGCGATAGCGGTTTGCGCCAAGCCTGCCTGAACTTTCTTAAGTCCCGAAACTGCGCTTTCGACGTCCGCCTTTATTACCAGATCTATCCCCGTCCCGTCTGCCATGTTGTTTTAATTTAGTGTGCGCCTGTATCATTTTTTCGAATAAGTCTTTTTCCATTTCCGCGTCAAAGACTGCCGTTGGTCCCTCCTCGTCTCCCGGCAAAGGCCAAAAGTCTTTACAGAATTTAGCAAAAGAAAAGCCTTTCTCGGCATGTGGTAAAATGCTAAGAAAGGCCGCCTTTCTGTTACTGTGCTCTGTTCGGATTATTCTTTTTTCCGTCCCGTCTCTTAACTCCTTAAAATGCCCCGGCAAAATATCGTAATACTCGTCTACACTTAGCCCTAACTCTCCAAAGGCGTACTCGCGGACGTCTGCCCATGAAACTGGTTCGCCAGGGCTCGAATTTTTTTTTGATTGTCGACTAATTTATTTACTTCTCCGACCAGTATTTTAGTGAGCTCCGCCAAGTTTTCGGCGTCATAACTCAGTGCGTTTTCGTACCATTCTAAAAACGTGGCAGGATTTAAAGTGGCGTCTTTTTTCCTCGATCTGCAGGCGTTACAATATGCGCCGTAAAATATTGCGCAATCCTGCCAAAGCCCGCTGGTAGGGATTTTTTTCTGAAACTCCTCAAACCTGTTTTCGTCTAATATCCACATGCCTATCTTTAGCAAGATATTTTGACCGTCAATTTGTACGGTAAATTCACCGTTTAATACTTCCATATTAGCTGATTGTTATTGTTATCCCCGGCGTTTGCAGGTCCTCTATAGTACCGGCAAATGTGGGGTAGGTAAGATAAACAATGTCATTCATTACAACGTTGCCCGCCGCAGGGGATCCGTTTAATTTAAGTATGCCGAAAATGTAAAGAACGTCGTTTGCTGGTACACTTGTAGGCATGTCGTTTTCTATGTCATACACTACCGTTTGCGGTCCGTTGGTTAAAGTCCGGGAAAATAAATCTGTCCTGTCCGTTGGCGGCGTCGCGTTATCCTGCCTCACTAAAAACATGCCGCCTGGTGTACCGGAATAACTACCAGCCATATAAACGGTAAGCGTACCCAAGTCAATATCAGCCCCGGTATTGTTCGTAAGCTTTAAGCCAAAGACGTTAATATTTTCATTCGCCGACGCGGCTGTGTCCGTAAGGGCCACCGTCTCTAAAACCAAGTCGGCTATGACTCCCCCACTGCTTCGGATATTTCCGGGTTACCACTTACCGAAATAGTCGCGGTATATGTTGCCGGACCATCTTTACCGTAGCTTTCCTGGTAAGCTGAGTAAAACCCGCGACCTGTACGAATAGGGTCGCCGTCCTCGGGTACGGCCGCCGCTATTTTCCAGTCGAAAAATTCTTTTGCTAAGGCCATTTCAAGGGTTTCCGCCGCGCTTATTTTGGTGGCGCTTACGTTTTTAATATACTGCCCGTTAAGCGGTATTGTTATTGTACTGTCGCCCGGCGCTGAGTCGGGGCCGCACATGCTCGACGCGTCGTTAGTCGCTACCGACAAAGACATATCGAAATTTAATAGACAACTATGCACGCGGTAATCTTCGTCGGGCGTTTCGTTGTCTGTGCGTTTTACAAAAAGAAATACCGTCGAGGCTTGTATTTTGTCGTCTGCCATTATGAAAACGTTTTATTTGTGAAGTATTTGCAGCCTAAAGATAATTGTTCTGTTAATGGCAACAAAAGAATTTAATTGAAGTACGGTAGACTGGTCTGAGACTTTCTTTAATACCGTGTTTTGGAAGTCGGGCGAAAGGTCGATAACTGCCTGTGGGTTTGGTAAAATACGCTGGTAAACGCCCTCGGCAATAAGGTCGCAAAGGTCGCCCGAATTGGCTATGTTTTCTTTAGTGTAAATGCCCACGGATATAGACACGTCTGTGTCGTTCGTGTCCATGCTGGACGCATCCGTGTCCGCGATACCGGACAAAAGAATGTAGGCCGCCGGGTCTACCTGGGCGGGCACAAAGTTTGAATAAACCGGGTAACCTATGTCAGAAAGTAACGCGCTAAAGGCGCTTTTTATTTGCCGGTTGCTGCTTCTCATAGCATGAAGATACAAAAATAATAATGCAGGTAACGGCGCAAAGTAGCCATAAAAGCGGATAAGTGAAAAGCAACCAGGCACCAAAGCAAAGGCAGGCAGTGTAAAACATTAACTTTATCATGTGGCAATCTGTTTTTTAATGTCGTCTATAATTTGTTTACGGTATTGTTCAAAAGCCGGGTACAAAAACGGGTGGGGGTGTATACCGTTTCGGATTATCGCTAAAGCAATAGGGTAGGCCACGGCGGCGTCCTCAAATAGCCGGGCGCCTTTATTACCTGTTCGCCGTTTAGTTTTTACGCTATACGTACCAGCAAGGCCCTTACGTTTTACCCACTCTATTATATTTATTAAAAACTCCTCAAAAGATCCGCCGGCCGCGTTCTTACCTTTAAATCTTGCGGCGTATGTTTTCCAGTCAGGCGGTAAAGCCGACACGTAGGCCGCTGCATATTTACCCGTACCGAATTCGACGTACGCGGCATAAAAGACGCCGACCGTTACAAATTTTTCCAGCTTCTTTTTAGTATCTGAATTTATAGAACTTGCAAGGCCCCCCATATCGTGGGCGACGCTTGACGCGTTTATTTTGGCTTGCGACGCTATGTCAATAGCCCCGGCGCTCAGTATGTCGTCAATATTACCAATAAGCCGTTTGGCGTCTGCATCCAGTTTGGCGCCTATCTTTATCGCGTCAAATTTAAGCTCCAGCATAGTAGCATAGTATTTCCTCGTAAGTAGTTCGGCCCTCTTTTATAAACTTAACGTCGTGAATACTTAACGTTTGGTCGTTGTATTCAATCTCGGTAACGCTCGCGACTATAGGCCTTTCGTCGTAGTGTCGCTTTGTGATCTTGTACGCTTTCTCAAACACTATTTGCGCCTCCTGCAGCCTCCGGGAATTGCTTATTTGCTCGACTTTGCACCAGTCCGTATAACAGTTTCCCGCGGTCCGGGTAGTGCCGGCCGTGTCAGTTTGCCCGAGGGTGTAAGGGCAAAACCTTAGTTCTATGTTTAATTTACCGATCATTTCTATGTTTTAAAACGTAAAAGATGCAGCCCCAAAATGCCGCAAGAAGTAAGCAGGCCAAAGCCCACGGGTGAAAATGTATTAATGCCACTTTACTTTTTTGGCTTTGAGGTTTTGAGCCAATGCCGGGGCTATGCGCGCCGCGTTGTCGTCGTACCTGTTCTCGTATAACCACGCCGTTTGCTGCATTATGTACGTTTTCCATTCGTCCGTCGCCCCGCTGAGCGTTTCGTATTCTATAAACACGTCCTCACAAGGGCCGTAGACTATTGACTTTGCACCCGTACCCCTTACCGTGTAATTATCCGCGTCTATAGCCGTACCGTCCAGGTCGGTTAACCCGGTAACGTCGCCGATAGGCGGAAACGGTAACCTAAACTCGGCTAACTGGATCTGCGCGCGCATGCTTATCGTTTTAGCATGCAGCGACACTTCGCAATACCTCTCGACCATTTGCCGGGCGCTTTTTATTATCTGCGTTAATAACGTGTCGTCGGTTGTTATGTCACCGGGTATTTTTATAAACCGCTTAACCTCGTCCAGCGTTACCGGCTCCGCGTCGTCGCTCTCGGTAAATACGAGGTCTGTATAAAGGTTTTGTTTCATAATGGAAAGTTAGTTAAATTATTTTTGTAAATGTAAGATACTTTAGCGTATCTTGCAAATAAATTATTTTATGCTTGTAGTTATCCCCTTAATAAAAGCGTCTTTCGATAATATCGAATTAAGGTACACGTTACGCAGCCATGTTGCCCGGCTGGGCGACTTCGATCTAATGGTAATCGGCTATAAGCCGCCGTGGTTGGTTAACTGTATGCACTACCCTTTCGCAGACCGGCGCGGCCTCCTGTGGAAAGAAAGCAACATTTATAATAAACTCCGGTTTGCCTTTAGTCTGCCGGGCGTGGAAAGCTTTTTATTTTCTAACGACGACTATTACATTAATGACGGTTACGATATTAGCACATATTACCACAAAGGCCCACTTTTAAACACTTTACAGGGGCATAAGTCCAGCGGTTACTGCGAGTCACTGCGAAATACTATTAAGATCCTGGGCCCGGACGCTTTAGACTTTGACGTGCACGCGCCTTTGATGCTGCATAAAAAAGATTTTGAACTGTCAATAAATAAAGATACGTTTGCGTATCATTACGGCGCGGTTATAAAATCTTTGTACTGCAGGGGTAAGGCTGGGACGCGTTGCGTGGATATGAAAGTAAAAAACGAATATTTTAAAGGCGTTGAATTGCTGCCGTTTTTCTCGTCCGCCGATAGTGGGTTAAAACCTGGTTTTCTTAATTACTTGCAAAGCCGTTGGCCTAACAAGTCAAAATTTGAAACATGCGTAAAATAAAAGTCTGTCCCGGAATAGGCGATAACATTTGGCTAATGCAAAAGCTCGTTAACTCGGGCGAAAAATTCGATTTTAGGCTAAGCGGCGGCAACCCTCGCCGGGGTAAACCTCTTTTCGATATGCTGCCCCAGGTTGTTAACTCCGCTGAATACGACGACGTTTGGCCTTACAAAACGGTTAAAGCTGGTAACGTCCAGCGGTCGCACTCCCTTTGGTCCTCTATCGCAAAAAAAGAATTCTTTTTATCTTGTAACGATCATTTAGAGCGAGGCTTTAGAATAGAGAAGTTTTTACCGGACCTACCAACAAGTTACCGGCTGGACTATGATCTGAGCGCCGCAACGGTAGAGCTACCCGAGGCGGGCGGGCTTATCGGTATCTACGGGAGCTCGTACAGTACCGCGCGGGCGTGGGGGTTTTGGGAGGCGCCCGGCTGGTATAAACTTATAGAGGCTATAAACGGGCTCAATAAGGGCTATAAGTTTGCTATACTGGGTGCGGACTTTGATACCGATATGAACGACAAGCTTTGTGCCATGTTGCAGCTCGCCAAAATACCGCACGTAAACGCCACGGGCCTGCCGCTGGTCGACACTGCCGTACTGCTTAAAAAGCTACATTACTTTTTTGCTTTCCCGTCCGGGTTGCCTATTCTCGCCAATACGCTGGGCGTCCCCTGCACTATGTTTTACCCTCGCCACCTTAACTTAATGATGAATGCGTGGTCGAGCCCGGAGGACATAGCGACCGGGTTTTATAAAGGCTGCCAATTTTGCGAGCCTGAGAAAATATTTAAGTGGGCCGTTGAAAATAACAAGATATGAGTCGAGGCATGAATAACAAAACTGGTTTAAAGCTACGAATAAACCGTACAAAAACTAATATCTACCAGCATATCGACGCGCTGGAAAGCGGGCACATACCGTCCGCGGCAGGCCGCGAAGTTTTTAAACAGTCTTTGCGCGATCTCGCTAAAAAACTACATTCTTTACAAAACGAATACAGAGAAAATTATGAGCATGCACCCAACACGTAACTACTTTGCCGAGTTTAAAGGCGACAATAATATTTTCATAGAAACTGGATCCTATCGGGGCGATGGCGTCCAGCTTGCTATCGACGCGGGGTACGGGGTTTTATATAGTATTGATAACGATATTGTAAACGTGCTAAACTGCCAAGATACTATTTCAGGCCCTTTATTTTTACTCGGTGAAAGTGCCCCGATATTAGCTAAGGTTTTGCAGGCTGCGTATCAAGGCCCCGCAACTATATGGCTCGACGCACATTGGCAGATGCTCGAGGGCACGGAGCCGGGCGCAAACCCTTTCCCGTTGCTGGACGAATTGGCGGCAATAAAGAAGTACGGCCGCAACGATAATACTATACTTATTGACGACATGCTTATAATGCAATACGATATTGTCGGCTATAGCAAAAAGGAAATCGAGGCGGCGTTACTGGACATAAACCCGGCGTATAAATTAACATACTTACCAAACCCAGTTATAAACGGCATACTCGTCGCACACTTATGAAAGTAGCATACTCAGACGGCGGCCTGGGCGACACGGTTTACAGTATTCCGGTAATGCGTGCCCTCGGCGTCACTCACTACCACATAACGGCAGCTTATGCCCCCGTTTATGATCTTGTTGCGTCGCAGGGTTTTACCCTGTTACCGGAGCCAGTAGACGGCATGCTGGACGTGGGCGACTTTCGTAAGATCCGTAACCGTTCACACGTCCACATTATCCGCTGCATAGCGAGGGCGCATAAAGTAAAGCTTGTTAACTGGTCCGCGCCTTTCCTGTTCGGCATACCTGCCGCCCCGGACGCCCCCGACAATATTATACAACTCACGCCCCGTTGGCGTGACGCAAGCCGGGTAAACTGGAAAGCCGTTTTGCACGGCCTTACCGGCTCGGTCGGCTTTGTGGGTTTACAGCATGAATGGATAGACTTTTGCACGCGTTACGGCTCCGTCCCCTGGATCAATACGCGAGATATTTACGAGATGGCTACGTATATACAGGGGGCGCAAAGGTTTTACGGTAATCAGTCTGTAGGGCTCACGCTCGCGCAAGGGCTGGGGAAAACTTACTACCTCGAAAAGAAACCGCATAAATCAAATACTTTATTTTTAACTCCAAACGAAAATTTATTATGAA